CGGCAGGCCAGTAGCCAGGGCGGGAATTGGCCAATAGCGGCTGATAGACGTGCAATTGGCCGAGCGTGCCACGGCGGCGGCGCAAATGGTGGATGCGAACCAGAATGCGCATTTTTACGACGGGGAGAGTGAGTTTGTAACAGCAAGGGGAGATTATTAATCATGGCGGATTTGAGGACACTGCAGCCATCTTTTAATGGCGGGATATTTTCCCCCTCATTGCATGCGCGGGTTGATTTAGCAAAATATGCTAGCGGATTAAAACAGGCGAAGAATGTGTTTGTACATGCGCATGGCGGCGTATCAAACAGGGCGGGTTTGCGTTTTTTGGGGGAAGCTAAGAATAGTGAGCACAAGGCGCGATTGATAGGTTTTCAATTTAGTACCGAGCAAAGCTATATTTTGGAGTTTGGCGATCACTATATCCGCTTTTATAAAAATGGCGGTTTGATTTTAAAGAATGGGGCGATTTATGAGGTGGCAACGCCTTACGGGCACGAGGATGTCAGCGAGATAGGTTACGCGCAAGAGGCGGATGTGATGTATCTAGTGCATGGGCATTATCCGGTGCATAAATTATTGCGGCTCGCTGAAGATGATTGGCAGTTGACGCAAGTGAATTTTACGCCCTCAATTGCCGTGCCGACAGGAGTTGTTGCGTCGCCCATTGCCAATAAGGGGGCGTATAGAGACTATTACTATGTCGTTTCAGCGATAGATAAGGATACAGGAGAGGAAAGCCTGCAATCAGATCAGGCGCATTGTACGAATAATCTGGATGTTCAAGGCGGTGTAAACCGTGTGACTTGGAATGCGCACCCGCGCGCCAGCCGTTATCGTGTTTATAAATTTGATAGTGGCAATTGGGGCTATATTGGGACAACGGCGGGAACAGGATTTGATGATGAGAATATCACGGCGGACGGGGCGGACACGCCACAGCAAGATCGCAATCCGTTTGTTGGAGATGGCAATTATCCAAGATGTGTCAATTTTATTGAGCAGCGTTTGGTGTTGGCCTCAAGTTTGAATGATAGTCAAGCAATATGGATGTCACAAACGGCGGGTTATGAGAATTTTGGCGTTTCGCAACCAGCCAAAGCATCAGACGCGGTGACGTTTCGGATAAAAGCGCGAGAGGTTAATGAAATTCGCTCTCTAGTGGGGATGAAAGGTATGCTGGTTTTAACCTCTGGGGCGCAGTGGTTGGTATCTAGCGGCTCACAGGCGGATGCGATTACGCCGTCAAGCATCAAAATTGATAATCAAGGCTATAGAGGTGCGTCAAAAATACAGCCTTTGATGGTGGGGAATATGGCGATATTTGCGCAAAATCGCGGTGGGGTGGCACGAGATTTCTCTTATTCATTCAACGAAGATAGTTTTGTCGATCATGATTTGACGATTATGGCGCGACATTTGTTTGAGGGGCGCGATTTCAAGCAATGGGGCTATGCGCAAAGCCCGCATTCGGTTGTTTGGGCGGTGATGGATGATGGCAAGTTGTTGTCGTTGACTTACATGAAAGAGCATGACGTTTGGGGCTGGTGCGAGCATGATTGTGGTGCGGCGTTTTATTGATGGGGCGTGGCGACGTTTTGTTGAAAAGCTGGAAACAAGGCAATTTGGGCGGGTGGAGGATGTTTTTTTTGTTGATAGCGGCTTGTCTTACTCTGGCGCAGCGGTAGATGAGATTTATGGGTTAGAGCATTTGGAGGATGAGGATGTTTGTGGGCTGGTTGATGGCAATGTTGTGCGCGGGCTGAAAGTTCAAGGCGGCAAGGTAACATTGCCTTATGGTGGCAGCAAAATTCACTTAGGGCTTGAGATGGAGGCGATGATAGAGACATTGCCGCTTGATTTAGGCGAGGTTAAAGGGCTTGGCACAGTGCAGGGGCGGATGAAATCAGTGGCAAAAGTAACATTGCGGGTAGAGAAAACGCGCGGCATTTGGACAGGCGCGCGGGATGATGTGCGTGATGGTGATGGGCTGGTTGAATATAAGCAACGAAGCGTTGAGGCATGGAATGAGGCGATAAAGCTTTATACCGGCGATATTGAAATGATTACGCCGTGGGATTGGAATAAGAGCGGTTCGGTAGTGGTGAAGCAATTTGACCCGCTGCCAATGACAATATTAGGGATTATGCCAGATGTCACATTGGGGCGGTAAACAAAAATGGGGCGTGAAAGTTGAGATTGTGCCAGCTTGCTTTGAGCATATTGCGCCGATTGCAGAAAATATGCGTGAAGCGGATAGGCAAGAGGTTTGGGCAGCATCACGGGCAACGCCTAAAGAAGCATTGGAGTATTCATTCAAGAAATCATCATTTCGCTTTACAGGTTTTGTTGATGGCGTGCCGGAGGTAATGTTTGGGGTGGGTGATGTGAATATTCTGGGTGGGATTGGTGCGCCGTGGCTGTTGGGAACGGATGGCGCAATAAAGAATGGGTTTTTGTTTTTGTGTCAATCTTGTAAATGGCGGGATGAAATACGGGCGCGTTATGCGATTTTGAGCAATTTTGTTGATAGTCGCAATAAAATATCCGTCCGTTGGTTGAAGTGGCTAGGTTTTGAGTTGAAAGAGCCGGTAGAAATAAATGGGGTGGAATTTTATCGCTTTGAGATGATGGGGGAAGGTTAAGAAATGTGTGATTTGTCGATAATGTTTACCGTTGGCTCTTCCCTTTTGGGGGCAATGGGGCAGATACAGCAAGGCCAGGCCGCCAACCAAGCGGCCAGATATAATGCGCAAGTTGCGCAAATGAACGCGCAATTGGCCGAAGAGCGGGCGCGCGATGCGTTGGAGCGCGGACGTGAAGAAGAGCAAAAGCACAGGCGGCAAACGGCACAAACCATTGGCAAACAACAAGTAGCCATGGCGGCCAATGGGCTTGATTTAAGTTTTGGCTCACCGTTGGATTTGATTGTTGATACGGCGGTGATGGGCGAGCTAGATGCGCTGACCATCAAGAAGAATGCCTATAGGGAAGAGCGCGATCATCGCCAGCAGGCCAATAATTATCGCGCCGAGGCAGGTATGCAATTGGCGGCAGGCAAGAATGCCAAAAGGCAAAGTATTTTTGCAGCGGGCGGGACGTTGCTTGGCGGTTTTGGTGATGCCTATAAGGGCTATAAAGCAAGGTACTAACGATGGTAAGAATACCGGTTTATGAGGGTGGGGTTGCAACAAGGCCAGTTAACCAACAGGGCGTAGAGGGGCGGGCAATTGAGGGAGCATTTGGCGACGGGCGCGGGCTGCAAGCTTTGGCGCAAGGGATGGGACGGCTTGGGGCGGCACTACAAGAGGTGCGCGATTTAGAAGATATGACGCGGGCAAAAGATGCGGAAAATGAATTTGCGCTGTTCATGCAAAATCATATGTACGGCGATAATGGTTATATGCTCACTCAAGGTAAGGGGGCGTTTGAGCGGCGCGCTGGCTTTATGGAAGAGGCAGAAAAGAAACGACGCGAGCTTGGTGCGCGGTTGAAGGGTGGGGCGGCCAAGCATTATAACCAAGCCTCAACGGCGCGAATGCTGAATGTTAATCAACAGGCGTTAATTCATGCGGCGGGTGCGCAAAAACAATGGGTGAAGGAGTCCTCAACGGCGCGGCAAGAGCTATTTGCGCAAGATGCTTTAAACAATGTGGGCAATAGAGAACAGATTAACCGTCATATTGCGGCCGGTATCTTGGAAATGCGGGCGCAAGCCGAGCTTGAGGGCATGCCAGCCGAGGCTTTGGCGGTGAAAGAAAAGGCTTATGTATCGGGCGTTCAAGCGGGCGTAGTGCTGCAATTGGCAAATGCTGACCCGCTGGCGGCTGAAGCCTATATGAAAGAAATCGGCAATCAGCTTGAGCCGCAGACGCGGTTTTCTCTAGAGGCAAAATTGCAAGAGCCGGTGCTTGCCGCCAAGGGCAAGCGCAATGGGGATAGAATTATTTTAGGGCTAGATGTTGATGACGCCCAAGTCAAGCATCATGGCGGCGGGATTGAGAGCCGCCCGCTTGAGGAGATAAAATCAAGGCCGGATGGCACGGCTGATTATATGGATGTGGCAAAATCTTTTATAGGTCAACATGAGGTGCGAGATGGGGCGGCGTTATCAGCCTTTATTAAACGTGCCGGTGGCCTATCAATTGACCCGCGGGTTACGCCATGGTGTGCGGCTTTTGTCAATGCGGTATTGGGAGCGGCGGGAGTTAAGGGAACAGGCAAGCTTAATGCGCGCTCTTTCCTTAATTTTGGGCAGGCAACAAGCCAGCCGAAAATTGGCGATATTGTGGTGCTATCACGCGGTGACCCCAATGGCTGGCAAGGGCATGTCGGGTTTTTTCAAGGATATGATGACAAAGGCAATGTGCTGGTATTGGGAGGCAATCAGGGAGATAAGGTTTCTATCGCGCCCTATAAGGCGGATAGGGTACTGGGTTATCGCAGTGCTGGGCGGGTGGATGAAGCAACAATGGCTTTACCCAATTACCAGATAGGCGCTTTAGGTTATATTGAAGAGCAGTTAGCCAAGATTGCTGACCCGCGCGAAAGAGAGGCAACAAGGGCGGAACTTGAACGGCGGATGACATTACAGAAAAAGGCGATAGATGCAGCGCGTGAACAAGCGGTTGATTGGGTGGACGGCCAAATGGAGACTTACCCACAAATGGATCTGAACTCTTTGCCTTTGGAAATGCGGGGGCAGATTGGTGCAAAGGCGATGCAAGCCTTGCGTGAGACGCAAAAGAAGATGCTGGAGCGGGACGGGATTGTTACCGACGATGAAACCTATCTTGAACTTTTAGACCTTTATGCTGATGATAAGGCAGCATTTGCGGAACTGGATTTACTAGAATATCGCGATAAATTATCGAATAGCGATTGGAAAGAAGTTCGGGGCTGGAGGCGACAAGCGCGGGAAAAAGTGGCGGATGGGTCAAAAGACGACAAAGTGGGATTGGAGGCGGCCATGAGACAGGCTGACCTGCAACTAGAGGCGATAGGGATCATCCTGACGGGGAAGAAAGGCAAAGAGAGAGAAGAAATAGCGGCAAAGCTGGTTGCCTTCAAGAGTGCTCTGGGTAGTGAATTGAACGATTTTTTCAAACAGAACAAGAGAAAAGCCAATGATATGGAGGTGGATGCGATCATCAACCGGCTAGCGTTGCCGGTGACGATAACCAAGCCGAGGAGTGGCTGGTTTTCGGATAACAAAGATGGGCGGCTATTTGAGGCGAATGAACGCGAGATGGATTGGAAAATAAAGCCAAGATTTGATGAGGGTGATGTCCATATACCAATTGATGAACGGCAAGCGATTTATGCAGATTTATATTCTGAACTTGGTAGAGAACCAAGCAAGGAAGAGATTTATCTGCGCTGGTTTGAGTGGAAAACAGGAATAGAGCAAGAAGAAGCAGGGGGAGATGATGGGATTCCAGCATGGCGATTTATGATGCCATTTCCAGCGCCATTGCCACGCCCATCAGGGAAGCAATAGGGGGCTGTCTTCCAAAGGGGTAGGATTTGTGATAGGTTGGGGTGTAAGTGATTTGAATTTAGGGAAGTGTTAAATGGGTGCAGTTGCTTTTAATACATATGAACTGATAAAAAACCTTGAAAAAGCAGGGATGAGCGAAACGCAAGCAGAAGCTATATCCACGGGTATTTTGCGCGCCCATGAGGTGGCTAATCTGGCGACAAAGGCTGATTTGCGCGAGGTGAAAGCTGATGTGAAATCATCTGAATTGGCCTTACGCGCAGAAATACAAGAAGTAAGATCAGAATTTCGCGAATCACTAGCGCAAATGGATGCAAAAATAGATAAGGTTGAGGCCAGCCTTGACGCGAAGATTGATAAAGTTGAGGCTAATCTTGATGCGAAGATTGATAAGCTTGAATTACGCATGACTATCAAACTCGGCTCAATGATGATTGTCGCCGTTGGTGTTCTTACTGCGGTTATTAAGTTTTTGTAGCCCTTAAACCAAAACCTAAAACAGGCAAGTTTTTTCGAGACCGCCCCCAAGAGGGCGGTTTTTTTATGGATTGATTATGGCAGAAAATTCACTGACAAGTTATGAAGAATGGTCAAGGCAGCGGCGGCAGCATCTGGGCAATGCGGCACAGATTGTGATGGAGAGCGTGCACGACAAGCCCGATGAGGTGGCGGGCGTGCTCAATATGGCAAAGGCCTTTGGGGCGCTATCGGGCTATGTGCCGCACTTCTCTTTTGCCAAGCAGTTTCAATCAGATTTTGAGCGCGAGATTATCAGGCGGCACAATCAACAGATTTTGAAAGATACGCCGAAGCTTTCTCTTTGGCTGCGCAATCCTGAATTTGCGGGCGTTGCCAAAGATGATTTGGCGAACCTTGGCTGGTTTGAGGGGGCGGCAAGAGGCACGTGGAATACGACTGTGGCGGCCGGGGACAGGATTGGGCAAGGATTTAGCCAGTGGCGGCTTGAGACGGCACTTGGTGATTTACGCCATATTGACGGTTTCGAGGTAGGGAGTGGATATTTCCCTAATGATACGCCGGAAACTATCGCGGCATTGCGGCAAAAATTACAAGAACGAGCCAATTATTGGGCAGAAAAAGTTGATTATTTTTCCAAAAGCAGAGAGCGCAACCCCAAATCATATAGTGCGACGCGCTATGAGACGGCCGCCAATAGGGGTGGTAAAGATGCTGGCTTTTGGCAGGCATTCAGCAATTATGCCGCTAGCTTTGTAACTGACCCGTTGGGCGGGCTGGCATGGGCATTGGAGACGGCCGGGGAGAGTGCGCCGCACTTGACGGCAGCGGTTGGGGCAACACTAGCAACGCGCAATCCACGGGTTGGCATGGTGGCGATGGGGGCGGGTTCTTATACGACGGAGCGTTATACGTCACCGGAGGAGTTCTTCCATGAAAAGGGGCTTGATTTATCCAAGCCGGAGGATGTTGCCAAGATTATCAATGACCCGCAACTGATGAAAGATGCGGCTGAACGCGGGGTCATTCGCGGGTTGGTGATTGGGGCATTTGATACGCTATCAGTTGGGTTGGCCGGTAAAGTGATGGCGGACAATCCAATGCGGGAAGCTTTGGCGCAAAGCGCCACGCAAATGGTTTTGGGGGGTGGGGGCGAGGCAATGGCAAGGCTGGCGGCCGGGCAAAAGATAGACTGGAACGAGGTCATGGCGGAAGCCTTTGCCGAATTGGCAACAACGCCGGTTGATATGGTGGTGGCGGGGCGCAAGCTGGGGGCATTTAGCCAAGCGGCGGAGGCGGCGCGTATTGTCAAAGACAATCTCCAAGCAATAAGCCAAAAGGCGCAAAGCTCGTTACTGCGTAAGAGGATGCCAGACAAGTTTGGTGAATTTGTTGACGATGCGCTAAAGGGCAGCGGCAAAGAGACGCTTTATGTTGATGCAGGCGCGTTGAATGAATATTTCCAAAGTCAAGGGCTGGAAGCAGCGGCGGTGATTTCCTCACTTGACGGGGTGGGGATGGTTGATTTTGAGCGGGCGTTGAATGTGGGCGGCGATATTGCCATACCGACGGCGAGCTATGCCGCGCACATAGCGGGGAGTGATTTTGATGCCTGGTTGCAGGACAATGCCCGTTTTGAGCCTGCTGATATGAGTGCGGCGCAAGCGGTAGATTTTGATGAACGGGCGCAAATTTTATTTGAAGAATTGGTGGAGGAAGAGGCTAAAAATCGCCAAATTGAGGAGGCCAGTCAAACAATTGAGGAGCAAATTCTAGCCGAGATGACAGCAAGGCTAACGCAGGCAGGGCGAGCGGCAGACGTGGCGGCCAATGAGGCACTTATCTATCCGGCCTTTTATCGCACGATGGCTGAACGTAACGGTTTGACGATTAATGAGATGTTAGAGCGTTATCCACTGCCGGAAGTGCGCGGGGATTTGCCGCAATCTTTGCAAGAGAAAAATGTTGATGAATTGACAAGATTGTTGGCGGTTGCGCGCAAAGGGGCAGGCAAGAAGCCAGACGATAGGCGCGTAAGCTTGCTAGAGTTCATTGATAATTTGGGCGGTATCAATGATATTGGCGGGGAATTGCGCGCGCGCAATGCGGAAATTGTCAAACGTGGGCGCGGCAAGAAAACGCTGCGGTTATGGCGCGAGCGTCAAGATGGCGGGCGCGGCGTTGATGAGATTGCAGCAGCGGTTGTTGAGGCGGGCTATCTGGCGGATGATCAAGCCGTTATTGATTATTTAAATGCGCTTAATGAGGGGCGGGAAGCGCCGGATATTGTGCGGGCATTGTGGGCGGCGATTGATGAGGAATTGCGCGGGCGGCCGTTATATGCAGGTGTTGCGGATGCGGCCGTTCAAGAGCATATGGATTTGGAAGCGCAGATTGCCGATTTGGAGCAGTATCTAGATAGGCTTGG